TGACGCAGCGGCATCTGAATCAGCGTTGTCAAATATTGACAACCCACCAGTACTGGCAGATGGTGATACGTTTGCTGCTCTTGATATGGATAACATTCTAGGAGACCTTGTAGGTAACTATTTCTCAGATAGCGGAATGTCTAGTTACGTTAATCAGTTTAATTCTTTCCAAGACAGTTTAAACTCTTTCGCCAAAGACCCAGTGGGTTCATACCTTGGTGGATCTTTTGGTGGATTCTCTTTCGGATAATAATAAAAATGGAGAGTAAGATGGCAGAAGAAGTAAAAAGCGAAAGCGAAACAAAAAAAGAAGATTGGATGAACAGTAAGTGGCGTCCAATGATGGGTTGGATGTATATGGTAGTTTGTATGATGGACATGGTTGTATTCCCAATCTTATGGAGTTTGTTACAAGCAACTACACATGGTTCAGTTAATACACAATGGAACCCACTAACGCTACAAGGTGCTGGTTTATTCCACATCGCCATGGGCGCAGTTCTTGGTATTGCAGCATTCGGTCGCACTCAAGAAAAATTAAATGGAGCAAACAATGGTGGTATGCAACCTGTTGCACAAAGTGTCATAACTACGTATGGTAACACAACACCAACACCGATTGCTCCACCAGCATTTAGACCAATACCAAGAACACCAGTACTAGAGTTAGAAGCAGACGATCCGCCAACAAGAAACACTAGGAACGATTAATGAAAATTAATGATACATTATCCGATGTCTTTGACGTACCAGTTATGACAGAGACAACACGTGAAATGATAGATGCAACAACTGGAGAAGTCATCACAACTGTATCTAACGATATTGTGGGTGATGACTTTAACCACACAAGAGAGAACTTAAGAGCACTTCTGGTAACAGGACAGAAAGCTCTAGAGCATGCCCTTGAAGTAGCTCAATCATCTGAGCACCCAAGAGCATTTGAAGTAGTAGGTAACTTGATGAAGCAAATGGCTGACGTGAACCAACAGTTGTTGGACTTACACAACCAGAAGCAGAAAATCGAAGCTCCATCGAAGAAGGACTCTGGTCTTTCTAAGACTGTTAACAACAATCTATTCGTTGGAACGACCGCTGACTTGAATAAACTAATTAAAGACATGACTAAAGGATAAAATAAAATGGCACTACCGATTCAGAAAACCGCAATATACACACTTACCATTCCTTCTACCAAGAAGACTGTTAAGTACCGACCGTTCTTAGTTAAAGAACAAAAGTCTTTGTTGATTGCGCAGCAAAGCGAAGATACAACCGTTATGTTAGATACACTAAAGTCTCTAATCACAAGTTGTGTTCTTGACAAAATTGAAATAGATAACCTTGCAATGTTTGACATTGAGTACATCTTTTCTCAGATTCGAGCTAAGTCTGTGGGAGAAACTGTAGATCTTATCTTACGCTGCGACACCTGCGAAGACGAGAAAGCTAAAGTAAAGGTTACCGTAGACTTAACTAAGTTAATTGTAGAAACACCAGAAGGGCATGATCGAAACATCAAGTTGTTTGATGACGTTGGCGTAATTATGAAGTATCCTTCTCTTGACTTAGTTAAACGACTAGAAAACCTTAGCACAGAAGATGTTGAAGCAGTGTTTGAAGTTGTTGTCCACTCAATTGACACCATCTACGCTGGCGAAGAAGTTCACTATGCCAAAGATTACACGAAAGATGAGATGAATGCGTTTCTTGATAGTCTTACGCAAGATCAGTTCAAGAAGATTCAAGGATTCTTTGAGACAATGCCGTCTCTAGAGAAACGATTAGATTATAAATGTCCAATGTGTTCCAAAGAACAGTCAGTCTTAGTAAAGGGACTTGACAGTTTTTTTTAATTAACCTTTGTCATGAGGATTTGTCCAATTACTATAAGATGAACTTTGCTATGATGCAATATCACAAATATGCGCTTAGTGATATTGAAGATATGATTCCGTTTGAGAGAGACGTTTATGTAGCGCTGTTGATCCAGTATCTAGAAGAAGAAAAACAAAGACAAAAAGAACAGGCTAACCGATGACAAAGGCAGCAATTACCAAATTATCCGACTACAAAGCCAAGATGGGTGGGGCGAGTCTAACTGCACAAACCCATAACGATGGCGTTGCGGATAAACTTGCAAAAGACTCAGTGGAGGTTGAGAAGAAAAATCTTAGCGCCACAGAGATTCTTAACATGACGCTTAAGAATTTAACTAGTACCATTAAGGAACAGATTAAATCTCAAGGTGGCGTGCAAGGTGCGATTGGAGATAAAGCGGACAAAGTTAAATCTTACAAAGGCGCAGGTGGTGCAGTTAAAGAACGTGTCGATGACTTCAAGAAGTTATTCACACTACGTGGCTTTTTAGATAAGACTGGTATCGTTGAAAAAGGTAGTACTGGTTTCATTAGTGGTATCGCTGATGCTGCTCTTGAAAAACGTGAAGCCAGACAAGAATATGTTAAAGACCGTTTAAACGTAGACAAGAATTACGTCAAAGGTATTGGTGGAGGTGAGGCTAAGGCATCTAAAACTTTCGCAAATCAGTTTGACAAGGGTAATGATGCACTTATAAAAGTGCAAGAGAATAACAAAGCCATGGCTGGTTTGGTTGATCGTGGCTTTAGTGCACAGGTTGGTAGATCGACAGAAGCTGGTAACCAGGCTGGTCTTGAAGCAAATCTAGCCAAGGTAGACAGTAGATTCCGTGAAGTTGTTGCAAGAACCCCAAGCGGTCAACCACAAGTTGAGAAAGCACCTTCCAGTAAAGCTGATAACGTAATTCCTCTGTTTAAAAAAGAACCTTCTAGTGAAGCTGATAACGTAATTCCTCTCTTTAAGAAACAAGATAAAGAAGAATCAGGTGGGTTATCTGACGCAATGGCTACCAGTGAAGAAGAGATGGAAAATGCAAGGCTCATGGCATTGCAAACAGATCTATTAGTCAAGATCGAAGAGAACACTCGTATTGGTGGTAAAGTTTCTGCTGGGGATGACGACAAGAAAAAAGAATCTGGTGGTTTGCTGGGGAATTTACTTGGCGGTCCAAAGAAGTTCTTGTCTGGGTTAATATCAAGTTTAATGGGTGTGCTATCAAGCGTTGGTAGCATGTTAATGTCTGGTCTAACTGCAGCATTAAAATTCTTATTCAATCCTAAGATGCTGATGAAGTTATTCGGTAAAGTGCTACTTCCATTAGCAATCGTTGGCTCAATAGTCAACGGTTTGATGGATGGTTTTAAAGTATTCATGGACGGTGGAACTATCGGAGAAGCTCTTATCGCTGGACTTGGCGGTATGTTAGAATTTTTAACCTTTGGTTTGATCGATGCCAAGGTTATTGGTAACGTTGTAGAGTGGTTAACTGGTTTCGTTGGTGAATATATTATTGAACCAATAACAAAATTCTTCACGTTCTTAGGTGACGCATTTAACACATACATCGCTGAACCTATTAGTGCAGCATTTGAGATGGTAGGTAACCTGTTTACTGAGTATATCTTGAATCCGTTGAAAGAAATCTTTGCACCAATCGCAGACTTCTTCAAGAAGATTAAGGATCAGGTGTTTGGTTTCCTTGAAGACTTTGGTATACCTGAGATTGGTTTCACTATTCCTATTATCAATAAGAAAGTTTCGATCGGTCCATTCTATCCGTTCCGACCAGATGAGGGAACTGTACGTGTTGCTAGTAATACTGGACTAAAGACATCGGCTGGCGTCACCGACAGTGCAAGTGGAGAAAAAGGTTATGAAAACGACGAGAAATTTAAGAAAAATATCGTATCAAGCGGAGCTGGTACTGTTGATGAAGAGACGATGAGAGCAAGAGGTAAGACTGAAGAGCAAATCGCTGCAGCAAAAGCAAGAAACAAAGATGAAACTAGAGTACTATCTACAGGTGCTCAGTCAACTGAGACGATCGATAAAGATGGAAAATCAGTAAACACATTTAGCCATAAACAAGATTTCGCTACCTTTGATCCAAAGACTGGTAAAGCAATGCTTCATGGTGATACGGTACTCGATCAACGAGAAGGTACACTAGCAGCTGGGCAAGAAAGTAGAGAAATTAGTAAACGTGCGTTTAGAAAGATTAAATCTAACGCACAGGATGGTGGTGACCAATCTAAGATTGCCGAGATTGTCAAGGAAGATGATGCTTATCAAAAGTTAAGTTTCTTTGATAAACTTAAAGTTGACGTTGGTTATGCTAAGGCTACGGATTTATCACTACCAGAAAAGGGAAAAGTTGCAGGTGATATGCCTAAGGCTGCTAATAAAGTTGCTACAGACTCTAAAGCAGTTGATGCTGGTAAATCTACTCCAGCGCCAGCAGTTACTACTACTGTTGTTAACAACAGCAAGGTATCAAACCAGAAAGCCACTACTGCAGTTTCTGCACCTCAACCAAGGAACACTGATAATAGAGCATACTATGGAGTTGAACGAACTTTTTAAATTGTTTTCTACAAATGAAAAAGGGAGACCGAAGTCTCCCTTTTTTACACCGAGTATTTTACTTCTCGTTTGCGATCTTCTGGAAATATCCCATCATATCGTCATCTTCATCAGCGCTTGCTGCTGGCGCAGGTGCTGCCTTCTCTACCAACTTTGGTGCAGAAGCAGAAGGTACGTTACGTGTTGGAGGAGTATAGTCTTCCATGTCGTCAGCCATCTTAGCAGCAGAAGCACGTGGTGCTGAAGCAGTCTCACTCAACACATCATTCAACTTCTTAGACAACTCATCATAAGATTTGAAGTTCTTGCGATCAACAAACTCAGACAGCTTGTGCTGCTTAGACACAACGTCTAGCAACTTGTCTTCATCACCACCAAACAACTCAGCTGGCTCAGAGAACATAGACTGATCATAGTTAGAGTAACCGTCAACTTTGCGCATACGCAATTTGAAGTCGGCACCTTCCCACAAGTCAAACACGTTGACTGGCTTTTCATCCTCAAAGGTTGGCTTGGCTTTATCCATAATCTTATCAAAGATTTTCTTACCAAACTTAAACAAGCGAACCTGTCCTTCGTTTTCTGGATGCTTAGGATCGGAGATGATCAATACGTTTGCGATGTAAGTCAGCTTGCGCTTTTGCTTACGAGCAATTTCTTTGTTGGCTTCGGAGCCACTGTTCCACAAACGTGAATTCAGTTCGCCCACTGGATCGTTCTCACCTAAAGTTGTTAGGGAGTTTTCGATATACCACTTGCCTGTTGGACCTTGGAAGGAATGATTAAAGACACGAACCCAAGGAAGTTCATCACCTTCTGATCGAGGAAGGAAGCGAATAACGGCAGTAGCGTTACCAGCTTTATCTGGTTCTAGTTTCCAGACACGGTCGTCTTTATAAGATTTGCCACCAGCTGAATCTGGGTTGGCGATTTTGTCAAACTCTCCAGCGATTTTGCTGAAGTCTTGATTGCGCATTTTGCGAAGTGCTTGAATATCCATTTGTATGTCCTTTATTTCGTATGTTTGGATGTATGTTTAGTATGAGATTCGTCTTGGTTAAAGTCTGTGTATTCGACTTCTTCTTCGACAAAGTTATTTAGTACTTTCATACCAGAGGTACTAAAACTTTTATTACTTTTTTTCTGGCTGTAACCACGTTGCTTGCGGTTATCATCTTCCCAAGAATTATCTTTCCTGTACGTGCGTCCCATTTGTTAACTCGCTTAAATCTACTAAAAACTTCGCATATACTGGAGTCAATTTAGACTCATCGTATTTAACGAAACCCTTTACCTTTTCTATTCTACGGCATTCTTCGTCCCAAATCAAGTTTGCATTTCGCCTCCAAGATAGTAAATATGGTTGGAAGTAATTGAGAATCGAAAGGGATTCAATTGTAACATAGTGACCAAGATATAATTTAAATAGTTCTGGAAAATTGTTATCATCAAAGGTGAACAACTCAGTCTTACCTTTCTTCTCTTTCTCAAGATGAAGAATAATTGCAGACAGGTCGTTCTCAAAGATTCGAGTGATAGACTGTTTACGTTTAGTCCATACAGTTAGGTTTGTGTCAGACTCGCTATCGTGATAAGCGACGGCATCATTGCCGTAAGCGAAGTTTGCCACATAGTACTGTATAAGATCGTGGTCACTTGTAAACTTTCGTGCAAGTTTCTCAAATACATATCTGTCGTTTCGGTTAAAGAAGGCATCTCTCGATCCTTTCACATTTGGGTTTTCAAATACATTGAACTTATCATTGGTAAAATGTAGCTTAGTTGCAATGTAGTACTTGTAAGCTCTAAAGCCATCCATGTCATATATCTAGTGTTGCAGTCTTAGGAAGGTAGCCATCATTCTGGAAGTCGATTCGCATCTTTTCCTTCAGTGACTTATTGATTAGGCTCTTGACTTCAGCAGGGTCAATGAAATTGACACGACAGTATTCAAGTACAGCCTCGAGGTGGGTCAAACCCTTCTTCTGCCTAACAGCATTTTCGATGTAGGTAGAAAAAGAGTTTGAGTCTTTAAACAGAAGTGGTTGCGACATTATATTTCTCACGGAAGTAGTTTACGCTCTTGATAGATGCCTGAAGGTCTTCGTACTCAGTGAACTTACTGTTATACAATTTCCACACAGGGCTATCAGGCTCTGAAGATTTCATTTGCTTGTCAACAGCGTCCAAGTACTTGTCAAACCATACGTCCATTTTCTTGCGCTGCTTCAGCAAGTCAGAAAGTAGATTATTTAGTCCAGCGACATCACGTTGAATGGTGAGGTCAAGCATTTTTGATTCGATTGAGTGACGATTAAACATAGGTTTCTCCTTAACGACGCATTGATGAAATTTCGACAGCCTCTTGGCTCGAGAACACAGGAACAGAATTGCTTTTATGCATGGTGGCAACACCTAGCATTGCTGTACCAGTGTACACGTTTGGTGCACGTAACGCAGTGCTACCTACACCAGTATCACGTGATGGATACTGTTTGCTGCTACGATCAGCAGGAACGGACAAGCTGTAACCAGACTCACTCAGCGACGACGCACGGTTAATACTTTTCTTTGGTGGACCATATTTTGTCATAATTTTTTCCCAGCTTGCATCAAGTTCACGCTGCTTAGCGTTTGGTTTACGTTTCTTACTTTTCTGAAGAGTGGTGTGAATAATTGTCATACAGTTATTATACCCTAAAGTTGAATAAATGTCAAGCAATAAGTTGTTGGATAGCAACTTTAGCTTCATAAACAGACTTGCACTTGTTGCCATTGACGGTGATGTTACGGTTTGTAAAAATCTTGACGTTCAGCCAGTCGGCTTTAAGTATGACAAATTTTGGGTCTCGTTCTTTGGAAGGAACCTGACCAGTTGCAAAGAACACGGTGTCTCGCAACTCATCAGATGCAAGTTTACGTAGGAAGTTGACGTTAGCAACCATTATGCTGCCTTTTCAGTTGCAATATCCAACAGTTCTTCATAGGCTTCTTCGATGGTGTCAAAACCACACACATCGTAGGATCCATCGTAGAGTCGGACATAGAATGCTCCGTTGCCTGGACTGGCTTCTGTATCCAGTCCTGCTTCACCCACGCTGGGGATAATTTTGAGTGCAAAGTCCATCATGCAGCCTTTCTAAAATAACCATAAGGCAAACCCAGTAAGAAGCACAGGTAATCATCGTCACCATCGCTACCTTCGGCTTCGTGAATCCACTTGATCGCAGCTTCACGTGACACTGCGCCTGCATCAAACAGCGAAGCGATCTGTGCTTCGAAGCGAACAGCAGCTTCGGCTTGGTCAATTTTACGTTGCACTTCTTCACGCTGAATAGCGTTGGCTAGAGTTTCGAACTCCGCATCAAAGTCTGCCAGCGTCCATGCGCTGGTGTCAATGCCACGTGGGCGAACACCGTAGGCATCCTTGTACATATCCCAATATTGGCACTGGGCTTGCTCAAGAGGGGACATATCTTCCCAGCTGAGAAGGGTTTCGGTTTCGGTAGCTAACATAATATTTTCCTTAAACAAAGTCAAACGCAGATTCATCACCGATGCGGCTAAGAACGATACCGCATTGAAATTTTTTCAACAAGGCAGTTTCGATTTTCACAGCTTCGTCAACAGAACATTCAACAAACAAAGTACCGCAAGTGAACGACGCAGCGCTATCAGACTTGAGAACCTTGGCAACCTCATTCAGAACCACTTTTTCAAAACCCATTTTCATTTTCCTTTTCGACTAACTGTAGTTATTATACAGGAAGTCTGATTATTTGTAAAGAACTTTATCACAAAACCCTACTTTTGGTAAGGTTATTCAGCGAACACCACCGAGAGGTAACCAGCGATATAAGCATCAGAAGCACCCACCATCACACGCAATTGATTCCCAATAAAATCAATAGAAACAGATTTAGGAACCCATCCTTCAGCCAAGTCATTTTTAGCGTCATTAACACCAGCGGAGAACGTAGAGTATTCATTCATTTTTCATTTCCTTTTTCGACTAACTTAGAGTTATTATACAGGAAGTCTGATTATTTGTAAAGCATTATTTTAATAACCCTACAGTTTGTAGGGGCTTTTCCAAAGCAAAAAACCCTCTACAAGAGAGGGTTTTGGGTAGAAAACGAAAGGTTTACTTTTTGGATAGAGTGGGGGCATCTGGGCGGTGAGTACCAGAGGCATAAACCACGCAAATCGTATCGGTAGGTTTAGAATAAGAACAGCGAGCAGCCATCGGGTCAACACCCTTTACAATGGCAGACTCAATGTTACGTGACATAAGTTCATCACGCTTCACTTCGTAGTAAGCAACACAACCAACTAGGGTTGTAAAAGCAATAGTACCGCAAACGATAGCTAAGTGTTTAACATCAATATTCATTTTTATTTTCCTTATTTTAGATCTTTGACTGTATCACAAATCCCTAACTCCATTGCTTCTTCTGGTGACAACCAGATGTCTTGCGGTGGAAGTAAGAACTTACGAATCGTTTCTTCTTTTAAGCCAGTACATTTCTTGTAGTGAGAAATCATTCGATGCGTGGTTAAGTCATATTCTTTGACTTGAGCCATCAACTCATGTTCCTTACCAAATGAACCCCAGCTGTATTGGTGAGACAAGATTGAAGTATTCGGTGTAAGAATACGATAACCCTTTTTACCTGCTATGAAAATCAGCAAGCCAGCTGAAGCGATAAGACCAAGTCCAATAGTACGGACAGGAATTGAGCTTCCTCTGATAACATCAATCAATGCGAATGCTGCATGCATATCGCCACCTGGACTGCAAATAATCAAGTTTAATAACTCTGGCTTTTCTTCAGCAAAGTTAGCTTCGAGAATCCACTCGATCGGTGCCCTTAATGTGTTTAGGCTAACTTCCTCCATAAGCAAGTAAAACGAGTGGTTGGACTGCTCCTTGCTCAGCAAATCGAGATTTAATTTCTGCATCATTTGTGCCATTTCGAACATCACCTTTCTTAAAGTTATCACTCTTAACGTAGAAGATATGTCTTCCAATTTTTGTAGTGACGTTTAGGTTCTTCCAATTAGGACGAACGTAGTCAGCATGATAGAATAGAGCACCTTTAGATGGATCTTCTAGTCTACCATAATTCATATAGACGTTCAAAGCAATGGCTAAGATATCATCGTATACTTGTTTTTGTCGTGGAGTCAGGTCATGGGTAATAGCAGCGTTGCGCTCTTTATCCTGACACCACCATGAGAATTGGCATGTACCTCTAATCTTTTCTTTCACTACTCCACATATCGTGTCTTCATAATGATTGCTGATAACTCTATTTAGAGTGACCATTGCAACTGCGACTTTACCGTCATGCGGTTCATATGCTGCTTCGTAAAAGATGTTGTCGGCTAAACACTTCACTTCTTGTTTTGCACCAGTTGTTAACTGGGACCATGTTGCCTTCATGGGTGCTTCAAACGTGTTATTTAAAATTATGTTAATTGTTGTTATTGATGCCAGTATAAAAATAAGTGTAGATAGTATAATTGTTTTAGATGTTATGTTGAACATAATCGATCTCCTTAATTAGTTAAAGAGTGTGCATGTGACTGCACACTCCGATCCCGTATCAGGTGGACTTCTTAGTAGTCTTTAGTGTATCTTGGGGAATGTTAGAAACGAAACCATTTAGGGCAGATGCCTTTGCAATGATATCAGTCTCTGTTGGGATAGCGGGAAATCCTGGATGATCAGGAATTACGCCTCCATTGAGTTTAGCAGATTCGACTTTCATTTGCCAGTCGTTGCTAATTTGTTCACGCTTACCGTAGTAGTCATCGTTAAGCATGTCTTTTGCCATCTTGAGAAGTTCAAGACGGATTTCAAATGGCGTTAGGTTTGCCATAGTTTTCTCCTTAGTTGTGATGTGTAGTGTAATGACGGTTTTATTGGGATCCGTCAACCCACATAATTATTTAGGCAACTTATTTCTTTACTTCTTCTTTTTTATCTTCTACTTTTTTCTTCGGTGTAGGTTTCGCAGACTTTGGTGGTGGTGGGCAATTACCCTTCTTATCCTTGGTCACGCAATTAGGTTGTTCTTTCACTGCAGGGGCTGGAGTCTTTGCTGGCTCTGCTGCAAAGGCTGAAGAAACCAATAGATATACCAATACGAATGCTGCTAGTATCTGTTTCATAAGTTAGTCCTTAAAGTTAATCGGTGGTAGGTTATTCTGTTACGAGGAAACCTACCGAAACCCTAAGCAGTGTTTAGGCTGCTAATGCGAACAGTTCGTCGTTTGCGTTTACGTTTTTTGCTTCTGCGACCGAGTTACCCCAGTCCTACGGGTTTCACATTCCCGAGTTGCCGTCTCTACTATCTACCTCTGTCGAAACCAGTACATCCCCATCAATAAAAGTCTTTACCCATTCTATGGCATCTATAGATGAATCGAAATAAGGTGAAACAATATTCCCATTCTTATTTTTCCAAAAGTATGTATGAGAATGCATACCGTTGTCTCTATATTTTACAAGTTCCATAAAACCTCTATTGGTGGAGATGGTGGGAGTCGAACCCACGTCCAGAAGTCCTTCATTTTGAAGGGATTACAACCATTCCTTTAGTATACCTCACTTCTTCTCAGAAGTAAAGCATTACACGCCACGCAATGATTTATATTGCTTGCGCACTTCAATAAACTTTCCAACCCAATCATCACGCTTCTCAACGAAGACAAGTGGATCGTTATCATCAACTGCCATAATAATTACTAACCTTGGAACAGATAGTCCTGTTCGTTCTTCAAATGCAACAGCATAAGCTGAGCATTGCATAAAGTAGTTATGAATGTCATCACGACTCTTAAGACGTTTAGAAGTTTTAAAGTCAATGACTGACAACTTACCTCTAAACTCTGCAATACAATCAACAGTACCAGCAACTTGCAAATGATCAGAGTATAGTGGTTTCTCTAACGCTCTGATGTTGTTAATGTCATTAAGGACTGGTACAAGCGAATGCCACATGTGGTACTCGAAGAAGTCTGGTTCAACTTGCTCATTGTTAAGATAATTCTCGCAGAGGGTATGAACTCTTGTTCCTCTTTTTGCTGCGGTAGTTGAGATTCGGTTGGCTTCTGCTTCTCCGACTCTTTTTCTCCATGCGATGATTGCTTCTTTTCCCAGCAAACCTGTGACGGTTGTGACACTGGGATAAGCATTCCCCGATGGCGTTCGATATACTCTTGAGCCATCGGCAGCGGTATCACGTTCAAGTTTGGGTATATCATGATATATATGTTCAAACATAATTATGTAATTATTTCTTAGCAATGATTGCTTGAATTTTTTCTTGAATAACTTTTGCCCATGGTGGCTGTGGAAAATTCCATCCGATAAATGCACCAAGTGCTAACCAAAATAATGTTTCTAACATCTTATTTCTCCCAACTTATGTAAGTAAGTGTATTGCTTCGTTATAGTGTTTGATTCGATCTTCCAAACCAATGTATCCACCGTTAATTTTCTTGGTCATCAACTTGATGTCACCAGAATCTGCTTGTACGTTTAGTTTGTTTTTATTCCAGAACCAAATAGCTGACATCAACGCAAAGTCACGATCTGCAGTAACCCAGTCTGGATTGTTTACTACGTTTTGCCAGTCATCAAACATTTCTTTTGCAAACGCTGTATAGTTGGCACGACCAGTTAACTGAATCGGTCCACGTCCACGATACTTATATCCGTCACCAGATTCTGGAGCACCGTTACCCATGCGGTTAGCATAGATTTTGTTAGCAATCATTTCTGGCTTACGCTCGTAAGGTTTAGCGTCTGCTTCGGTTGGGAAGTACTTCTTGAAAATGCTAGCCAAT